ATGGAGGCAAAAGATAACATCAGTAGTTTACTTGCGCCAGGCGATGTAGGGACTATCGCTAAAAAGCTAGGACTTTCGCAACCCTCAGTTAGCCATGCGCTAAAGCGTGGTAACCCAGGCCACCCCGCTGTGCGCGAAGCTCTGCGCATGGCTAAAGAATCGGGGGCTCTCGAAGCCGCCCAGACACTAGCCACCCTATCACTAACCGGCTAGCACAAATCATTTCCTGTCAAGCATTTACCTGTCTCATTCGAGGCCAGGCCACCCCCTTATTGCTTTTTTCAAATGTCTATCGCCGTCGTCGATTACCAGCAGCTGCTCGAAGACTTACGCAACATAGTCCGGCACGAGATGCAATCAGCACCGGCCGCCGCGGTAACCCAACAACCGGCCGGTGATGAGCTACTAACCATCAAGCAAGCAGCCGAACTGCTGGATGTGTGTGTGGCTTCAATCCACGAGCACAAACGCACTGGTAAGCTGCCTTACCAGAAGATTGGCGGCAGGTCTTATATCCGTCGTTCCGACGTACTGGCCGCCGGCACCCAGCACCAGCGCACGGCCAAGCCGGCCCGCACCAAGCGCGCGAGTCACTAAGTAAATAACCATTGATTTTCTGGGCTTTACTTCCAACTAGCCCAGCTAGTTCAGCCACGCTTTTGCCTACACTTTTTCCACTCACTTCACCCCAAACTCGTTTATGACTACCGCCGCAATTCAGGGCCTCTACCCCTACTTCTGCTCCGCGCTGGCCGCGCTGCACACGGACCCGCACGGCCGCTCGCTGGCTCAGCTGCTGCGCGTCAAGCTCGATGCCGACTTAGTGCGCGGCGGTCAGGCCCGCTACCGCATTACGATTACCGACCAGGCCAATAAGCGGCCCCGCCTCGACTACCTGGGAACGGAGACAACCGCCGTGGTAGAGGGCTGGGTGTCAGCCCGCGTATTTGACTGGGCGACTCGGCAAGTACCTACTGTTGACAATCACCACGGCCTGCCGCCTTCGCAGTGGTGGTGCGTGACGTTGCAGGCCCGGCCGGCCGGCGCGGGCCAATACGCTACTACCCTGCGCTACGGCAGCTATGACGATTTTGCGACCCTGCTGCGCGGGATGCTGGCCTACGAGCGCCAGCAGGACCGGCGGGCCGCGAAGCTGGTAGGCCAGTTGTGCGTTTATCATTTGGAGCAGCTGACTACCGCCCCCACGCTGGCTGTGGCGGCGGCGGCTGTCGAAGCACCTGCCTCTACCCCCACCTACGGGCTGGCTGAGGCCAGGCAGGCCGTGGGTGTGCTGCTGGGCTGTGGCGCGGCCACGGTGAGGCGGGTGGCGCACCGTGTGGGCATGGCCGTGGGCTTTAGCGGTGGAGAGGAGCTGGCAGTATGAAAACGGTTCAGTTCAACACCATGAGTATCCGCTTTTGGCTGCGGCACTCCAAAAAAGAAGGCCAGCCGGGCGTCGTGTATTGCACCCTGACCTGTGGCGGCCAAGAAGCTACGCCCTTTTCTACGGGTATTCAGGCATGGCCCCCCGTAAAGAAGGGGCAGACACCTACCCCCCGCAGCTGGCAAAACGCACCTACTTCTTGCCTGTATGGCGACGCGCCCGACGTGGAAGCCGACAATGCCACCCTAGGCGCCCTCTACAACCGCTTGCGCAGCATCAAAATTGACTTAGAGCGACAAGGGCTACCCTCTGATGCCGCCGCCGTCGTGGAGGTGCTGCGGGGCTTCGGCAAGGCCGTGCCGACGCTGTTACAGGCCGCTGAGCAATTCATTACCGCCCGCGAGAAGCAGGTGCGGCCTGCCACGGCCCCCGCGTGGGACAAGTCCGGCTTTTCACCTGCTACTATTAAAAAGTACAAGTGTCGGTTTGGGCTACTTCGTGAGTACCTGAAAAAACAGCAGCACGTTCACATGCCGCTGCACAAGTTCACGGCCAAACACGCCGACGCGTTGTGCGAACTAATTCTAACCCGGCCGGCCGTAGCTGGCAAGCTATCCGGCGCGGCGCGGGGCAAGGGCGAAGCCCACTACGCTGGCAAAGTAGTTGGCTGGGTAAGTCAGGTATTGGACTTTGCTATTAACCAAGAATGGTTGGCGGTCAATCCATTGTCGGCTTGGTCGGCCCCGCACAGCTTTGAAAAGCCGCTGGTGTACTTGCTGCCCGAACAAGTAGCTAAGCTAGAAGCCTACCCGTTCGCCAACGCCTACTTGCAGCGGTGCGCAGATTCGTTCCTGTTTTCGTGTTGGACGGGCCTGGCGTGGGCCGACCTCGACAGCTTCGACACGGCTACCCACATCGACGCGGCGGGCTGGCTGGAAATGCAGCGCACCAAAACCGGTGCGGGCTTCGCAATGCCCCTTTTGCCGGGCGCGGTGCGCCTGCTGAACAAGTACGGGGCCGCTGGGCTGCCGCGCTATGAGAACGCGCCGCTAAACCGCTCGCTGAAAGAAATAGGCAGCCTGCTAGGCTGGGAAATGGACATTACCCACCACGCCGCCCGCCGCACCTTCGGCATGTTTTTGCTCAACGAAGATGTGCCGCTGGCTACCGTGTCGGCCGTGCTCGGGCACCGTAACGAGCGCACGACGAGCCGCTACTACGCCCGCTTTATTGAACGGCGTAAAGTGGCGCGTGATTTTACCGCCTTGCAGGTTCGCTTAGCGGCTGGGCAGCCACAACCGGCTGTAGGTGCTCCTGTGCCTGTGGCAGCGCCCGCGAAGTTCGCGCCGCGGCCGTTCCGGCCCGCCGTTCAGAAAGGAGGGCAGGTAGCATGAAAGTAGACACTCTATATCTATCCTTTCGACGACGCCACAAGCGCGAAAATCACCTAGGACTTGCTCCCATTGTGTTGCTGTTATCCATTGACAGCAAGCGCGTTGTTCTAGCTACCGGCGTTACCTGCCCGAAAGCCTATTGGAAAAACGCTCTGCGCAAGCTGACTATGCCAGCCAGTCAAAAGCAGCATGTGTTGCCCGACTTTAGCGAGGAGGTGGTAGCCGAGCATAACAACACGCTGTATCAGCTACAATGTGAAGTAGTTGAGATATACAAGCGGTTGCGCAAGCCTGAACCACGCGGGCCAGTAGTGGAGGTGCGAATTACGGCGGTTAAGGATGGCCTACGCGGCCCCAAAAAGACGCCGCAGCAGCTTACGCGTGAGCGCGTGAGCCAGTCGCTAGCAGAATTGTACCGGGCATTTATAGCAGAGCGTGAGGGGCTGGTAGGTGTAGAAATCGCTTTGGCTACTTCCATGAGCCACAAAACCCGCCTCAATAGGCTTACGGACTTCTTGCGGGCTCACGATATAGCAGGCCTACGGCCCGAATCTTTCGGCCTGAATATGGCCGATAAGCTAATACACTGGCTTCTAAAGGTAAAGGGCCTCAAGCGCAACTCTGCTAACAAAATACTTCGCGGGGTTTTGCAAGTCCTAAGCTGGGCCGTGCGTCGGGAGTATATCGACAAAAACCCAGCTCAGCACTACGAGTTCAAGCATCAAGCGAAAGAGCCTATTAAATTTTTGACCGTCGGGGAGCTGGAGGCAATTTCCTGTATCGAGCTCGCCAACAATGGCCTCGGCCTGGTCCGCGACTGCTTCGTGTTCCAGTGCTGGACGGGCCTGGCTTACGCTGACATGGCCAGCCTGAACGTGGGACGTGATGTGGAGTACCACCGCGACAGGGCCGGCAATTTGCGGCGGGTGCTACGCGTCAAGCGGGCCAAAAGCACCATGTTCAAGGGCTACGAGTGCGTGATTCCGCTGCTGCCCGAAGCTGAGCGGCTGCTAGCGCACTATGAGGATACCATACCTGTGTTGACTAATCAAGCCTATAACCGTGGGCTAAAAGTGCTGGGTGAAATGTGCAGCATTGCAGCCGAAAAAATGACCACCCACGTCGGGCGCAAGACAGCCGGAACGTTACTGCTGAATATGGGAATACCCCTACCAGTAGTAAGCAAATTCCTGGGCCACGCCAACGTGCTCATTACCCAAAAGCTTTATGCCGAGCTACTGGATACGACCGTGATAGATGCCTTCTCGATGCTAGGCGGCTATGCGCCAGCAGAAGAAGAAACCACATCATTTGAATTAGCAGCATGAAAGCAACTCTGATTTTAGCCAAAGAAAGCGAGGTAGCCTGTGGGTAACTTCTCAAAAACGCTGGTGCGTCGCCTGAGCGGGCACCCGCCTCGCCCGGCCCAGCAAACTGGCTTGCCCGCCAACGAAGGACAAATTGCCTTACCCGACGGCCGCAAGTTCTGGATGCAGCGCGTGCATCGGGAAGACTGGCACCGGCTACTCGTGGGCGCCCAGCTCTTGCTCATCCGCACGAAGCGCCGGCACGAACCCTGGCAGCAGGCGGTGGAGATGGCCACCATCGACCAGAATAATCTTGACCACCCGACCGTGCCCATTCTGTGCCTGGCCTGGGGCTGGCTGCCCGAGGGTGAGCCGGATAAGCGGCCTGCCACCATCCTACGCCTGGCCGAACTACACATCATTCTGCGCTACGAATTGCGCGAAAGCCACTGCCCCGAGGTCGTGGCGGCCATCAGCCCTAGCCTAAATTAGTGATGCTCGTTTCCTATTATCCTGACTCCGTAACTACCGCCGGCCAGGCGCTGGAATTGCCCGAGGTGCTGGCGGGCATCAAAGAGGGCCGCTGGCGCGAGCAGGTCGAGGCGGCCCGCGCGGTCGCCGGTGACAAGGCCGCGTATGACAGGGCCAAAAGGAAACTGCCTGGCTTCACCACGTCGGGCACATTCAGCGCCCGCGCCGACGGCAAGCTGCTAGCGCATTCGGGGCTGCTCTGCCTGGATATCGACGCTAAGGACGCCAACGCCAGCATCAACCTGGCGGCCGCGCGCGCTAGCATTGAGGCCGACAGCTACGCCTACGCCGTGGCGGCCAGCGTGGGCGGTGTGGGCTTCTGCGTGCTGGTGCCCATTCCGCCCGACGACCACAAAGGCAGCTTTCGGGCCCTGGCCGCCTACTTTCTGGCCGCCCACGGCGTAACAGTAGATGCCAGCTGCTCGAACGTAAGCCGCCTGCGCTTCGTCAGCTACGACCCGGCGCTGTACCTGAATGAGGAGGCCGCCACGTTCGAGGAAACGCTGCCTGAGCCCCAGGTGGCGGCGCGGGCGGCGCGCCAGGCGCCCGCCCACCACTTGGCAGGCCCCGACCTGCGCAACGCCGATACGGAAGCCACGCTGATTGCCATCGGCTGCAAGATGATTCGGGAAGCCCAGGACGGCGGCAAGTACGTGAAGGTGCTGCACGCAGCCCATACGGTGGGCGGCTACGTCGGCTCGGGCTTCGTCGACGCCGGCCGCGCCTACGATGCGCTACACGCCGAGGTGCTGGCCAAGGAAAACGTGGCCGACCTCAAGAACGCCGAGAAGGCCCTGCACTCGGGCCTCTACAAAACCGGCCCGGCCAAGCCCCTGCTGCCCGACTGGCTGCAGCTGCGCGTGCGCCGGGAACTGCGCGACGCCCGCCAGGCCTACGGCACAGTGGTTTCGCTGGCTTCCGACATTGCCACCCAGGCCCACGTACCGCTGACCAGCGTGCAGGCCGCCGTGCAGGCTATTGCCGAGGAGCAGCAGCAGGCCCTGGCACTGCTGACGTTCTGGAACCTGTTGCCCAGCGCCAGCACCAAGCGCGATGCCCCGCCGAAGCTGGTGCTCAGCGACAACAAGTACCTGAGTTGGCTGGCCGGCGCAGGCTTCCGCAAGTACCGCACGGGCGAGGGCAGCTACCTGACCGTGCAGGTGCGGGCCAACATCGTGCACCGCCAGGACAGCGGCCAGCTGCGCGACTTCGTGAACGCCTACCTGGAAGGCCTGCCCTTCGAGTTCGACGGGGGCGTGTACCGCTTTCAGGTGCAAGACCTAGTGCACGGCAAGGATGGCAAGTACTTCGACCCGAAGTTTCTGCAGAATCTACCGAGCCTGGAGCAGCCGTTCCTGCGGGATGAGCGCGAACTGGCCTACTTCTTCTTTGCCAACTGCTGGGTACGGGTGGGCGCCGACGAGCGCCAGGCCTACCCCTACGACGAACTGCCAGGCCTTATCTGGGCCGAGCAGGTGCGGACCCACCACGTGGTGCTCATCAGCCGGTCCGCCGCCGAGCAGTGCGACTTCCACACCTTCACGGCCAACGTGAGTGCCCGGGACGCCGCCCGCCTGACCGTGCTACAACACGCACTGGGCTACCTGCTGCACGGCTACAAGGAGGAGCTGAACGCGCGTTGCGTCATCTTCCTCGATGAGGTGGCCACCACCGGCAAGCCCGATGGCCGGACGGGTAAGAGCCTACTGATTCGGGCGGTGGGTGAGCTCATCAAAGTGACACTGATACCCGGCGCTACCTTCCGCTTCGAGGATGGCTTTCGCTTTTCGCGGGTCGAACTCGATACCCGAATTCTCTATTTCGATGAGTGGGATGGCCGGCGGCTACCCTTCAAAAAGCTCTTTACCGAAATCGTGTCGGAGCTGGCCGTCAACAAGAAGAACCAGCCCGAGTTCATCATTCCCTTCGCGGACGGGCCCAAGTTCGCGATGACCACCAACGACGTGTTGCTGGGCGACGGCAGCAGCCACGAGGGCCGCAAGCTGGAAATTCCACTGGCCCCGCACTACTCGGCCACCCACACCCCAAAGGATGAGTTCGGCCGCGGCTTCTTTCGGGAGGGCTGGGAAGATGACGTGGCCGAGTACAACCGTTTCTTCAACCTGGCTTTGTTCTGGGTGCAGGGCTTTCTGAAGAGTGGCCGGCAGCTGGTGCAGCTGCCTTCAGCCACGCTGGCTGCCCGCAAGCTGGAGCAAGAGACGGGTACGGAGTTCATCGAGTTTGCGGCAGAGCTACTGGCGGCGGGCGTGCCGGCAGGTGAGCCGGGTATTTGGGTGGAAGATGCTTTAAAACGGTATCAAACAGAGACAGGTGATAAACGAATAACCCTGCGGCGATTTAATAATTGGTTTGAAAGGCTTGGATTTTCGAGAAAAAGGTGGGAGAAACGTGACTGGCGTGAAAAGCAGTTCTATATGATACCGCCGCTCGCTGCCCCACGAACTTAAAGAATCATTCGTGGGGCAGGCCTACCTATTGTGAATCAATTCATTACCTAGTGTTTCAGCATTCAAAAGGTCACTCTTTACGCTTCAGCCTATACCTTTTTCTTTTTTTGTATTTTTCTCATTACTATAAAACGCGAGAATAAGAAAAATACAAATTGGCTAGAGTAAGTATAAACAGCAGACAACGCCTCTCTAAAACCTCCAAAAAAATGCCTTGACGCTATAGAAAAAGGCTATTTTTCTGCCCCACGAAACTAGGAAATCATTCGTGGGGCAGCCACTTTTTACCTACTACTGCGATGTCTTGCTACACACTGCCTACTTCTTTTCAAGCCAATGAGCTATTCGTGCTGCACTTGCTCAGCCTGAACTATACAGAAATCACCCAAACCCTTAGGCGGTCGCGCACTGGTAAGCGAGTGTTTTTACATCCTGCTTATAAATCGAAGCGCGTCAGAATTGAAGGGGGCTATATCGCCCTGATATACAACGGCTGGCCACAGACCAGCCCCCCAATCCTCAGTCGAGACCGTTTCGCGGCATGGCACGAATCGGCTAATCAACACTTCTAATTCATTATCAATCCTAGCCGTTACGCCCCCCCCCTCGCTGCCCTGCTCGACGAGCCCCGCCTGGCCACTGCGCCCACCAATCCAAAACTGGATTCACGCCCTACCCTACCCCCACTGCCCTACGGCCCTACCTCGCCGGCCACGGCTTTAGCAGAATCCAAATCTGGATTCTGACCGCCACCAATTCAACGTTGAATTCATGCCACCCTGCGCCACGGCCTTACCCCACCGGCCGCTGCTGGCCGGCACTCCTCAAAGTTGAATTCTGCTCGCCACCAACGCAAAACTGCTTTCATGCCCTGGCTCAGCAGGTGGGCTCACTTTTCAATCGATTGAAAAGTCAGTTGATTGACGGCCCTCACCGATGCCGTTAAAAGTTACGCGATTGAAACGGCCCGAGGGGTGTGCCCAAATCTGGGCCGACCGCCGAGGAGTGTACTCAGAAGTGAGGCGACCTCGAAAGGTGCCGTTAAAAGTTACTCGACCTCCAAAAGGGTAAGCTCAGAAGTGAGCTGACCGCCCGAAGAGGTCAACGCAAAATTGCGTTGGCCCCCTGAAGGCATAACCAATCTGGTTACCCCTTTCCCCCGCCAAAGGGTGTAACGTTTCGTTACTACCTCGCTGCCAACCGAAGCTGAGTCTTGAGTTTCAAGATTCAGGGCTGTATTAAATCTTACTACCCCTACCCCCATGCTTTCTGCAAAAGACTTCCTAGCCTCCCACCACACAGCCGGCCAGCACCAGCAAGCCGAGCAGGCCCGCCTGCTCGCTGCTGCCAAACGCGACAAGTACAAGCTGGCTGAGCTGGCTGCCGGGCGCCTGGTTCGCATCCGGATGGAATACCCAGGCGAGGAGCCCATCACGGCCCTCTACCCCGCCCGCGTGGCGGCCTACGCCTGCCGGCTGCTCGGTGAGCCCCAGCCCACCGCCCGCGGTGGCGTGCGCGTTACCCTCACCACCCAGAACCGCCAGAGTGCCGCCTATTACCCCGAACTGGCCGCCCACCGCGCCACCATGGCCCTGCTGCACCACGCCCGCGCGGTCACCAAGGCTGAGCGCCGCCGGGCCCGGGCCCAACCGGGCCGCTAGCTACCACACGCTTCCTACCTTTTTCTGCCAGAAATACCCCCTCATCTATGCTACCTGCCTATATCCTCGACCACCACCTGCCCCCGCCCAGCCCCACGCCCACGCTGACGCTCACCGCCCAGGGCCGGCTGTATCCGAGTAAGATTCTGCTTACTACTCTGGGCCTGCGTGTCGGCCAGCCCATTGACCTGCTACCCCCCGGTGCGGACTGCACCGGCTGGCACTTGGACCTGCGCCCCACGGCGCGCCTGCACATCAGCTGGCACGCCGCGACCCGCCCCCGCATTAACGGCGTGCGTCTGCCCGCCGGCCTGCTGGCCCCCGGCACTAAGCTTACCCTGGCCCTGGGTGCTGCCCAGCCCCACTGCCCTGGCCTGTATCAGCTCACGGTGCCCGCTACCTCATCCGAAAACTGCTAACCCTGTGCGCTCATGAATTCCCCTACTGCTACTGCCCCGCTGCTACCCCCCTTGCCCACCCTGTCCGTGACGGACCAGGGCCGCGTGTACCTGCATGCTGCCCTGACCACGCACCTGGGCCTGGAGCTGGCCCAGCCCGCCAACCTGGTAGCGCCCCCCACCGGCAGCCCCTACTGGCACCTGGACCTACGGCCTGCCGCCAACTGCTTTATCGTATCCGGCAACAATGGCCAGCGCCTGCGCATCAGCAAGGTGCAGCTGCCCTTTGAATTACTCAGTCCTGACGAGCCCCCGCTCACGCTCTACCTGCTACCTGGTGAGCCCGCTATACCTGGCTACTACCCGCTGCTGCCGGCGGCCGCATTCGATGAGGCCTACACCGCCTTCCTGGCTGAAGCGGCTGTAGCTGCCCGCCGGGCATCGGTGACCCCCATCCCCATCGCCTAGGGGGTAGGGGTTCCAATCCTTCAGCCTGCCCAGCCTTAGATCGTAGGGCATCGTGAATTTATCACGCTGTCAAAACAGACCCTTTTTTTAATAATTGCATTATTCTTAAATTAATACCTTACGAACAGCTCCTATGGATTATCCAACTTGTACTATGTCCGAAACGGCTTTCCTCAAAGCCTGCAAAAAGTGCGGTATTCCGCAGCTGCTGGAGCGCTTTCCTTTTCTCAAGGCTGAGCAGAAGTATCGCGGCACCTGCAAGGCCTGTCGGGCGGCTGAACTGCGCGCCTTACGCCGCCACCCTGACCACGCCGAGCGCATGCGCGAAGCCGAGCGCGTACGCTCCCAGCGCCGCCGGCCTGCTATTCTGCAGTGGCAGCGCGAACACCCCGACAATATGCGCCCCGGTCGTCAGCGGCGAGCAGCCGCCCGCGCGGCCCGGCAGGCAGCTGCCCACGCTGCTCAGTTACTTACCACCCCACCCGATAACCAACCGCTCAGTTGATGCCCTCTTTACCCAAACCAGTCAGGCGCCCATGGATGCCCACCCCTGTGAAGCGCGAGTACCAGCAGCACGCTGCCCGTAGTCCCGAGTACGGCACCGCAGCCTGGCAGACTGCCCGTAAAGCCCAACTGCGACGTTGCCCGTGCTGCGAAGTCTGCACCAAACAGGGGCGCACCACGGTAGCCACAGTCTGCGACCACATTACCCCTGTACGCCTTGGTGGTGCCTTCTGGGACGCTGCCAACCACCAGTCGCTTTGTAAGTCCTGCCATGCTCGAAAATCACAGAGCGAACGGCTACTACCCACCGCCCCTACCCCGCTTGGTTAGCTGTTAGCTCCAGCGCGTAACCTATGGCACGCCCACCTACCTAGCAGCCCCCCACGCCGCCCCCACAGCAGCAGACAGCGCCCAGCGCGCCAAAACCAAACGAGGCCCGTAGCGGGGCTAAAAACAGGCCAGGGGGATAGGGGGGTAAAATCCTCAAGCCCCCTTGCCTTCTAGACCGTTGAGTGCGTCAAAAACACGCGCGTGCATAATGGAGGGAAAAGGGGAAATCAGTTACTATATTCATAAAATACTATTTTAAAATGGCCGGCCGACCCCGCAAACCCACTGCACAAAAGGCCCTCGGCGGTACTTTGCAGCCCTCTCGCACCAACCCCCACGAGCCCACGGCCGACGTGTATTTGCCTACCCCACCGGACTGGCTCAGTGACCGGGCGAAACAATATTGGGGGGAAATCGGGGCCGTGCTCTTGTCGATGAAGCTCACCACCGTGGCCGACGGCCCCGCGCTGCAACTACTCACCGAGGCGCTGGCTGAGTGGGCCGAGGCCAGGGAGTTCGTGAACCGTGAAGGCATGAGCTACGAGATTTACACTAAGCAAGGCGGCGTGATGCACCGCGCCTACCCCCAGGTAGCGATTGCCTCAGATGCCTGGCGCCGGGCCTCATCCATGCTCACGCAGTTCGGCCTCACGCCGGCCAGCCGCAGCAAGGTTTCGGCGCTGGGTGGCGAGGACGGGAAGGACCCGTTCGAGGAAATGATGAACGATATGAAAGGATGAAACACTTTGCAACATTTAACGACGACCACACTAAAGAGTATCGGTACCTACTCGGTCGCACTTGGGATGAGAGCTTACCGCAGGCTGTCTTCATTATGCTTAACCCCAGCACAGCAGATGCCGAAAAAGATGACCCTACTATTCGACGGTGCATCAGCTTTGCTCAGGATTGGGGCGCTGGCAGCCTGTCAGTGCGTAACCTCTACACGCTGTGCACCGCTCACCCACGTGTTTTAAAGAGTCACGCAAGCCCCCTAGGGGAAGCAGAGCGCTACTTGCTGCACGAAATAGCTAGTGCAAAATGGGTAGTCGTAGCCTGGGGAGCACACCGCATGGCGCGCCTTCGAGCAAAAGAAGTAATGGAATTGCTGAGGCAGGCTGGCGTTTCGCCTCAGTGCTTAGGCATAACGAAAGCAGGCCACCCGCGCCACCCCTTGTACGTGTCAGCCGTCACAGAACTTCGGCCCTACTATCTCCCATGAGTTTGCCCATCTGCTAGCATAGTTCACTACGCTGGGTATAGTGTTACCATACCCAGCTCGGGCGGTAGCAACTGGTACTGAGCTTTAGTACCAGTTGCCAGAGCTATCAGCGCCCCGAACGGCTGTACCAATCGGCACACTTTTGCGCCGATTACCGCCAAGGGTGTCCAGCCCAGTGGACGGCCTTACCCAGCCGTGGGCGTGAACGCACTCTTGCGCCGGCCTCTCCGCCCCGGGCGAGGTGTAGCGGCCAGCTGCTTACCCCGCTTTACCCCGCCGGGCCTTGGCAGAACCGGCCCCCAATCGGAGATTGGGGACGCTTTTTATCGCGCTCTTCTCTCGCCTTTTTTCTGCTCAGCCGCCGGCCGCCTGGCGGGTCCTGACTTGGTTGCCTTATGGATATTCTCGCTAGCGTCTCCGTCGTTCTCGGTGCTGAAATAGGTGGCTTCAAAGCTGCCATGGCCGAGGCAAGAAAAGACCTCAAAGGCCTGACGCAGTTTGCGGAGGGCGCCAAGGACATCGGCAAAAGCGTGACCACCTACGTGAGCGCCCCGCTTGCCCTGATTGGCGCGGGCGCGCTCAAAGTGGGCGGCGATTTTCAGTCCGCCTTCAACCGGGTAGAAGCCGCCACCCAGGCCAGCGGTGCCAGCCTCGCCGCCCTGCGGCAGAAAACGCAGAACATTGCTCTCGACCCCAACCTCAAGTTCAGCAGCGTGCAGGCAGCTCAGGCCCTAGAGAACTTGGCCAAGAACGGCTTGAGCACCACCCAGATTCTGGGCGGGGCAGCTGATGCCAGCACCGCCCTGGCCACGGCTACCGGTGCCCAGCTGGCTACGGCCGCCGACATCACCACCGACGTAATGAACAACTTCGGCAAGTCGGCCCAGCAAGCGGCGGGCCTGGTAAGCAACATCACCGGCACCACCATTGCCAGCAAATTCGCCATCGACGACTACCGTCAGGCGCTGGGCCAGGCCGGGGCCGTGGCCGGGCAGTTGGGCGTAAACTTCGAGGACTTCAACACGGCGCTGGGCGTCACCTCGTCGGGCTTCTCGTCGGGCTCCGATGCCGGCACCAGCTTCAAAACCTTCCTGCAGCGCCTGGTGCTGCAGAGCAAGGAAGCCGAGACGGCCATCAAGCAGCTGGGCCTGAATTTCTTCGACACCCAGGGCAAGATGCTGCCGCTGCGCGACATTGCCGGCCAGCTGCAAAAGGCATTCGGCGGCTTGTCAGACCAAGCGAAAAACACGTTTGGCACGCAGATATTCGGGGCCGATTCTATCCGTACAGCCCTGCTGCTGGCCAAATCTGGCGCGGAGGGTTTCGATGAAATGGCCGCCAGCATCGGCAAGGTGAATGCCGCCAGCCAGGGCGAGATTTTGAACAAGGGCTTCACCGGCGGGCTGGAAGCGTTCAAAAGCTCAGTGGAAGGCCTGGCGCAAGCTGTTGCCGATAGTGGGCTGCTGGACTTCTTTGATAGCCTGCTGCGGCACGGGGCCGCGCTGGCGGCGGGCCTGGCCCAGCTTAGCCCGGCCGTGCTGGCCACCGGCACGGTGCTGGCCGGCCTGGCCGCCGCCACCGGTCCGGTGCTGGTGGGGCTGGGCACGCTGGGTGCTGCCCTGCCGGCCATTCGCGCCGGGATGCTGGAGGTGCAGGCCGCTACGCTACTGATGCAGAATAACATGGCCGCGCTACGCGGGGCGCTGGCGGCCGTACTGAGCCCCACGGGCGCGATTGTAGCGGCGTTGGCCACGCTGGCGCTGGTCATCTACGCCGCCCGCACCGAGGGCGAGCGCGCCTACGAATCGTTTCAAAAGCAGGTCGAGGCCACGAAAAAGCTCGATAGCAGCCTCACCCCGCTGCTCGACCGATACGACCAGCTCAAGAGCAAAACCAGCCTGAGCGTCACCGAGCAGGAGGAGCTGCGCAGCGTCGTCGAGCGCGTGACGGCCATCATGCCCGAGGCGGGTACTAAGATTGACCAGTACGGCAACTTTATTGATATCGCGGCCGCAAAGGCCCGCCAGTCGATTGACACTTTTCAGGGGCTGGACAAAGCCTTTGCACTTAACAGCTTACCGGCTGCCAAGGCCAAACTTAAAGAGCTGGAAGACGCCTTTGCTACCCTACAAAAGTCAGCCGCGGCGGTCAATGAAACGGGCAAGCTCAACGGCGTGGAACTGAGCAACCTGGGAGCCAAAGGCGCGGCCGAAAACATCGGCTACCTGCGCAATGATATTGCCAAGGTGGGCGAAGAACTGGATAAGCAACGCAAGCAGGTGCAGGACTTCGAGGCTGCCGCCGGCATCCTGGCCCGTACTGTGGCCGGACCACTCATCCAGGCCCTAACCGAGGCCGACCTAGCGCTAAAGTTTCTGGGAGGCAGCACGGAAGCCGCCACGGCAAAAGTCGGCTTACTGGCCGACTTGCAGGCCCGCCTCAAAACGGCGCAGGATGCCAAGCCCAATCTGACCACCGAAGCCGACATTACGGCCAGCAACCAGCTTATTGCCAGCCTCGAAGCACAGATTAAGCGGCTGAATGAGCTGGGCAAGGCCAACGGCGATATGGCCAAGGCCTACGCCGAGGTGCAGAAGACTTTCCGCGAAATCGGCAACGAGTCGCTGGCCCTCGGCGAGCAGTTTAAGTACCTCGAAGCCCGGCAAGCAGCCGACCAATCGGGCATTAAAAAGCTGCTCGATGCGGGCTACTCGCCGTTCAGCCGGGCGGTGCAGAACCTGGTAGGCGACTTGAAAAACCTGAACGTGACGCTGGGCGACAATGCCAACCTGAGCCTGCGCATGGCCGACGTGGTGAAGAAAGCCTTCCCCACCGAGACGCCGGAGTTCAAGCTGAAGCTGCCCAAGGTTGAACTGCCCGACCTGTCGAATACCGTTTCGAGCCTGGTAGTGGACAACCCGGAGCTGCCGGACTACAAGGCCATTTTTGGGCAGGCCGCCAAGGATATCCAGGCCGGCCAAGGCCAGCTGCAAAACGCCTTTGTGCCCGTGAAACAGAGCCAGCTCGACTTCAACACCAGCATGGAGCAGCTCACCGACCAGCTGGGCGCCTCCATCGGTCCGGCGCTGGCCGACCTGGCCGGCTCGTTTGCCGATGCGTTCGGCAGCATCATTGCCGGCACGGCCACGGCGGGGGATGCCTTCGGGCAGCTGTTTGGCAGCATCCTCTCCAAAATCGGCTCGTTTATGTCCGACTTTGGCAAGCAGCTCATCACTATCGGCATCGGCAAGCTGGCGCTGGATTCGCTCTTCACTGGCCCACAGGGTGGGGTACTGGCCATTGCGGCCGGCGTGGGCCTGGTAGCGCTGGCCGGCATCGCCTCGGCCATAGGGCAGAGCGCCGGCAGCAGCCTCAAAAGCATTGGCTCGGGTGGCACTTCAACCGCCGTGCCGAGCGCGCCTAAAGCGTACACGCCCGCTGCCCAAACGCAGGCCCCGGCCCCAGTGATCATCACGCACCAGGTGGAAATAGTAGCCCACGGCTCCAGCTTACAAGGCGTGCTACAAATCCAGCAAACCAGAACTGGGCGAGTAGTGGGTAAGGTGCACTAAGACTTTTGGGGGCTCTGCCGATAAGCTATGCGCCCGCCAGGGTAGGCCAAAGCCACCGGCTGGATGAGCAGAAACCACTGCTTAGCCTGCAGCAGGTTACCCTTCACCCAGTACATGGGGTTCGTCATGCTGCTCACCAT